AAATTTAATGTAACAATAAATAAAACTAATCAAAGAACTCAATCTGAGATGGTAGCTTTTAAAGACGCCACCTCTACCTGGGAGTATAAAGTGGACAGTGAGCCAGATTATACTTTTGGGATTTGCGACAGTAATGACGCTGATCTTGGGAATTTCTTCTCAAGACCGGTTAAAATACAGTCGTATTCCTGGGGAACAGGAACTACATTATTCGAGAATTTTAGGCCATGGTCTGATTATTTTAATAACCCCCGTGTGCTTAATAGGATTTCGAATTATAATTTGTTACGTGCGAAACTTCATCTTAAGTTTGTCATTAACGGCAATGGTTTTCACTATGGGCGCGCTATAGCGTCCTATGTACCGTTACCGGATGATGATGATTTCGTCACAACGCGATCCTTTTTCCCCCAAGACCTTATTGCAGCGTCCCAACGCCCGCATGTTTATTTGGACCCTACATTGTCCCAAGGAGGTGACATGATTTTGCCATTTTTTTGGCAGGAAAATGCCATGAACATTCCGCGTGCGGAATGGTCCGCCATGGGCGAAGTGTTCATACAGACTATACAAGGTCTTAAACACGCGAACGGAGCAAATGATTCTGTGACCATTTCTGTGTTTGCGTGGGCCGAGGATGTTTCCTTGGCCGTACCTACTAGTGTTGAACCAGGTACACTTGTACCACAGGCTCAAGACGAGTATGGAACCGGGCCAGTAAGTCGGCCCGCTTCCGTTGTAGCAAAAGCTGCTGGCTCTTTGCGTAACGCACCTGTAATAGGTCCGTATGCAAGAGCTACAGAATTGGCGGCCTCTGCTACTTCAGCCATAGCGACGAATTTTGGTTTTTCACGTCCAGCCATACTGGATGATATCGTACCATATCGACCTACGGCATTTGGTAACATTGCCAATACTAATATGCCAGATTCTACTACTAAATTGACTACTGATGCTAAGCAGGAGTTAACAGTAGATGCTCGCACGACAGGGTTGGCAGGGACTGATGAGATGACAATTAAGAGCATCGCTGCAAGGGAATCTTATATAACTCAGTTTCCTTGGACTGTATCCAATGTAGCTGAAGACGCTTTATTTCAAATTGAGGTTACACCTCAAGTATGGGATGCAAATGCCACTTTTTCTTTACCGGAGATTCATCTACCGGCGTGTGCGTTTGCGACCTTACCGTTTGAGAATTGGCGTGGTACTATGAGATATCGCTTTCAAATTGTGTCATCAGCCTATCATAAGGGAAGACTTAAAATCGTGTATGATCCGTATGCATTTGCGTCTAATGAGTATAATACTAATTACACGTATATTGTGGACATAGCCGAGGATAAAGACTTTACGGTAGACATCGGATGGGGTAATGCTCATCCATGGGCACAAGTTTCTGGTCCTGGTCGAACGGGGGATATATTTGATCCCCCGTTTGAAATAGGTCCATCAACTCCATCTTCCCCACCATTACGGCGCGCGAATGGCGTATTGCGTGTATATGTGGTGAATGAACTTACCATTCCCAACTCCACTATTAATAATGATGTTGCTATCAATGTCTTTGTTTCAGCGGCGGAGGATTTATGTGTTGCTAATCCCAACTTTCGTATCGATGATTATTCCTACTTCAATTCCCCCACTCCTATTTCACCACAGGGTGAGGATGAGATGCAGGCAACTGATCAAGATACGACAGATGAGCCTAGTAAGCCCATGAATCAGGACACGGATCATTTGATGTTGGCCCGGCAAGATAATGCTACGGCTTATGATCATGTGTTTTTTGGGGAAACCATAACATCATTTCGTGCTCTGTTGAAGCGATACAACAGAGCATATCAAACCCTCAGAACTTTGCCTTCGGCTAATACCGTATATTTAGTTCGTGAGGTAAGAAGGGCTTTTCCCCCTTATCGCGGTTATGCACCGGGGGGAGAATATACCACAGCTTTAG